AAAAGCCATCGTGCTAACGCCAAGGGCAGCGAACCAAATACCAACAACAGGCCAAGCAGCCAGAAAAAAGTGTAGACTTCTGCTGTTGTTAAAACTCGCGTATTGGAAGATGAGTCGTCCGAAATAGCCATGGGCTGCTACGATGTTGTAAGTCTCTTCTTCTTGTCCAAACTTATAGCCATAGTTTTGAGACATGTCCTCAGTCGTTTCACGAACCAGAGAGGACGTAACAAGCGAACCGTGCATAGCACTGAATAGTGATCCACCGAACACTCCAGCAACGCCGAGCATGTGGAACGGGTGCATGAGAATGTTATGTTCTGCCTGGAAGACAAGCATGTAGTTGAAGGTTCCCGAAATACCCAAAGGCATAGCATCGGAGAACGAACCTTGACCAAAGGGGTAGACCAAGAATACTGCGGACGCTGCAGCAACAGGAGCAGAGTATGCGACACAAATCCAGGGCCTCATCCCTAGTCGATAGCTAAGTTCCCACTCTCGTCCCATGTAAGCATAGATGCCAATGAGGAAGTGGAAGACTGTAAGCTGGAACGGACCCCCGTTGTAGAGCCATTCATCAAGTGAACTAGCTTTCCAAATTGGGTAGAAGTGTAGTCCGATGGCATTGCTGCTCGGAACGACGGCTCCCGATATGATGTTGTTTCCATAAAGAAGAGAGCCAGCAACAGGCTCACGAATACCATCAATGTCTACCGGAGGGGCAGCAATGAAAGCGATAATAAAACAAGTGGTTGCAGCCAGTAAGCAGGGCACCATTAGTACCCCGAACCAGCCAACATAAAGACGGTTGTTAGTACTGGTAACCCAGTCACAGAATGAATCCCAAGCATTTAGCTTAGGAGAAGAAGTAGTAATTGCAACCATTAGTATGTGTTAGTTGAGTCGAGTAACGTTTACCCGTCCAACTCCAGTGCCAGTCAAGCCGATTGCATCAGCGGCACCTTTACTGAGATCCAGCCCCCTACCATGAATGTAAGGACCTCGATCATTGACCCGAACAACGGCACACCTCTTGTAACAAACTTTAAGTTTAGTACCAAAGGGTAGTGTCTTGTGCGCTGCAGTAAGGCCGTGTTGATTAAATCGTTCACCATTTGCAGTCAGGTTTTCGTGGAAGCCTGGACCGTACCAGCTGGTGAGAACTGACATAGTAGTTAGGATGGGTAGCATAACAAAAAAGCGAAGGACTTTTATATTGCTCACTTCCATAAATAGCCCCATCACTACTCGCAAGAAATAGGGCTATTATTGTTATCACACCTTGAGGTTAGATCGCTCAAGCTTCTGCATAACATCCATGCGATACGCCTCATCACGTTCATAACGAGGGTCTTGCATATCACGTACAACCTCAGCCATACTCCGATAAGGAGCACCCTTGGTTGTGGACTTGCCTGTCACCAGATCAGCGTCGCGTCCCATAGCATCCTCAAATTGTGAAACCAAAGCTTTTACAGCAAACCTGACGGCAGCTTTGTTACCGGTGTTGATGACTTCATCAAAGGCTTCAATGTCAGCTTGGCTGAGATTTTCTTCAGCCCATTGAGTCACCTGCTCATAACCCTTTTCTCCACCAGCAAGGTTTTTAATCTCAAGGATTTCAGAGTCATTAAGGATAGGAGCCTCAACCTGATCAACTTGACCCGCTTGAGCGCGAAGCCCTCCCAGGTAAGCATCAATAACTGTATCACTGAAACCAGCTTCGTTCAGTTGATCGTACATCTCATTAGTAAGAGTACCACCATTCTCAACGAAGTGATCGTTCATCACCCAAGGGTCAATACCTGCCTCTTGGAATACGTCAGCAAGTTTGTCACCATAAGCTTCTTTAACAGCTTCAAAGTTTACATCGCCTTCTTCATCATAACGATCATAGTCGTATGATTCAGATTCTTCTGCAACTTCTGCAGGTTCTTCTTCAGACTCTGCTTGGGCGTCTCCCTTGCTGAATCGTTGCTGAAGTTCCATATAAGCTTTTTCAAGCTCTTCAGCATTTCTGTATTTACCAGCAAGAAGGTCCTGCTGGTCGTTCATCATCTGTTCCCCAACTTGAAGAGAGTCAGCCTCTTCAGCCTCACGGGCTGCAATAGCTTCGGGATCATCAGATGGATCGTATGAAATGTTAATAGCCATAAACGGTGCTAGTTAAGTTAACCTGGAGGAATGGGAAGGTCAGGTCCCTGTGCTTGTGCTTGTTGAGGTTGCGGACCACCAGCAAGGTTCTGAAGACCCTGCTGCATGGCAGGATTCATCATAGCAGCCTGTACGGCCTCAACGGCTTGTGGGTTCTTAGAAGGATCCATAAGCGGGGTGCCAAGCAACTGACCGGTCTGATTGACCATGGACATCTGCATCTGTTTCTGCATCTTCTGTTGTTGCTCACTCTGAATCTGTTCCATACCTTTGACAAGGTTGAGGATGTCGATACCTTGAGCAGCAGCCAGACGCTTGATAGCTTCGTCAGGATTGACAAACTGTTGCAGAGCTTCCGGTCCCATAGTTTGAGCAATGGTCGTAACAAACTGAACCAACGACTCACGATCTTGACCACGACCAAGAGCATTGATGCCAGCAACAATCGTCGGATTCACAAGACCCTTAGGCAAGGGAGGAATCTGACGGGTCCTGGTCAACTCATGCATCTTGCGGTTAAGATACGGAATCAAGAACTCAGTGGTTAGCAAAGAGAACAAACCACCAAGCTGTTGTTCCAGCTCCATCTGAGTCATCCTAACTTCTTCTGCAGTAGTCCGTTCAGACTGACGTACATTAAGAATCAGGAAAGCTTCAGAGATGCGCTTTTCAAGAACACCAGCCAGATCAAAAGCAGTACGGAAGTCTGCAGTCTTACCAACCTGAACAACCCCGATGTCATCAGGGCGTCCTTGAATGATAGCACCATTGCTTGCATTAGCCAAGGAGGCGGGCTTGGTAGTCGAGCTAGGAGATACAGTGAAGATCACCTTAGCAGCTGCAGAGGAGCCTTCTACAAGCGCCTGCATGAGGGCTTCAAGAGAGCGCAAGTCACCCAGGAACTCTTCGACCCTAGAACGTCCGTAGTCTTCTCCGTCAACAGTGACGAAGCGTAGCGGAAGCCAGGGGCTCTTGTCCTTAGGAGCCTTGCCGTAGCTGTTAGGCAGCTGTTTGTCATCAGCTTCTTGATACCAAGTCCAGCCTTTTTTAGTCAGTTTGATGCAGGTGTAAACATCTACATCTTTGTCATAGGTTCCACCAACACTGCTGTCAACAACGTTTTGCTGTTTAGGCTGTTCAAAGTCAGGACCAAGAACCTTTCTGTTCACCCTTTCACGGGTAACAATCTCAGTAACGTTACCGTTACCATCTCTTTCCACTACGTAACGATTAAGCGGATACATCTTCATACCTTCCTTACCCATGTAAAGAAGGGCGTTGCCAGTAACAACTAGATGTTTAATCGCTGAAAAGATTTGAACACGATCAGTAGAAGCAGCAATGCTTTCCATGATCATACGCTCAATCTTAGCAAAGCTTAGATCCAGCTCACTCTTTGCTTCAGGGGGAATCTGAACACCCAGCTTAGAGTCATCTAGCTGGAGTTTAAAGAATGAAGTAGAAGGAGGCAGCAAACCTAGCATCAATTTAGATGCCAGGGTCACTACCCCCTTTGCTCCTACCGATTGCCAAGGAGTCTTGAACCGAGTGTAATCGGTTGTAGTCTCCTCATGCATAAGCAGAGTAGGAATAGTTAGCTTTGCACATTCCAGTGCAATGTCAAGAAATGCGGTACGGCCACTGGTTAATTCATGATAACGTTGCCGTGCGCTTTTCATTATTGTTTCTGAATGTTAAGAGACATGCCTGTGGGACTGGCGCTACCAGTACCAGAATAGTTGACACCAGTCGAAGTAGTCACACTTCCTTCGCCAGTAATTTCAGGCTTTTTCTTCTTCAAGGAAGAGGTACCAGTCTTTGACTTACTAGCAGCAACAGCAGGAGCAGGCTTCACTTTGGCAAGCTCAGGAGTAGGAGTAATGTCGGGAGCTGCTGCTGTAGTTTGAGGCACAGGAGTAGCAATAGGCTGACCTGCTACCGGCGGAGGCGGTGCAGGGATTTCTGGAACAGTAACTTCTGGTACTGAGCTTCCACCACCAAAACACATAATTAATCCTCGGATAATTTTTTCTTGAGAAACCTAACCACATCAACTTGACCAGCTCGGAAAGCTATTTCCTTTTCAGATAAGGAATAATCAGGATATGTGTCAGGAAATAGTTCATCTAATTCATCGAGTAGATACTGAAACTCAGCCGTACTCAGGAAGATTGACATTGGAGTGCTCGAAGAAGGCTGGCATACGAGCACGGCGGGTAGCAATCAGACCCTCTGCCTTCCCACTATAGAGAAGGCTGTCTGATTGTTTGAGCCAGAACTCGCGGTCAAGGTAAGGGTTCTCGGTGTTAGTACCGAGGGGTTGCATGATCCAAGCTACAGTTGCCTTACGAAGTTTGTCAAGGTTCTGCGTGACCGTGAGGCCAAGCTCCTTGCAGACAAGAGAGTTCGATGCAACATGGACTTGTTCGTCGCGGCTGATGTCTGCCGATACAGTACGGCATCCTGCATCCCCATTCCATCTAAAGAAGGGTAGCAGCACGAAGAACACGGATCGCTCAAGCACCATTGCTTTGAGCACTGGGTGTTCTGGCGCTTCAATCCAGGCTTTTTGAATCTTTGAAGCTTCTGGAATGTCTTCCAGCTGATGAGCGCGAGCGATGTAATCAAGAGCGAGGTCGTGCTTTTCTTCATCCTTAATGTTGCTTTCGAGAAGTTCTTTAGCAGCAGCAGGATAGTCTTTTTTAAGAGCGCTTTGGATAAAGTCGCCTACGGGGATTTCAAGGTTACGAACCGAGAGAGCCCGCAGCATGGCTTCTTCAGAGCCAGGAGCAAAGGTGCCTGCTTCAACTTGGACAGGAGTCCAGGAGCGTTTACGAGAGAGAAGTTTCTGATAAGGGTTCATTCTGCACAATCACATTGAGGTTCTTTAGAGAACGACTCATACTCATTCCAAAACTCCTCGTCAAACTCTTCCAGTGCAGCCATAGCATTACTCTTGTCTTGAGTATCAGGCATAACTTGCAGTGAATAGTAGAGAGAAGTTTGTGGACTGTTGAGCCACTCTTCGATGAAGGATTGGTTGTAGTCCACAACGTCGCTCCAGCTATTCATGGAATATCCATGTAGCAAACCTGTTGAATCTAACAGGCGCATAATGTTATCGGCAACTTTACGGTAGGCTTGCCAGCCAACTTTGCTAGCAATCTCCACGTCACCATATTCAAAATGTTCGACACCAAAGGTGCCGCTGTCACGGTCCACCTCGTTAGAGATGGGTGGGGCGATCTCGGGACAGGTAGTGTACCCGTCTAGATCTTTGTAGCGGTAGCTGCAAGAAGCGGTAGGAGCAATAGCAAAAGCTCTGACCATGTTACTTGCTCGTGCTATCTGTGCTGCGATCCCAACCCCACGACGTAGAGCATGGGCAAGGATAGTAGCGGGGGTGTGTTCGTGAGGTTCTTTGTTGTTAATAGCTTCAAGAGCATCACCAAAGTCCTCGTAGGTTACACCGTTTCTCCGAAGGAGGTTTGCAAGTCCAAGCATCCCGAGACCGATTTGGCGATCTGTTTCAGGAGCGAGGTATTCTCCAGTTTCTCCAACACCAGTTCGGGAGTGGAGTTCGCACAGCTCGGACATTCCTTCGGTAAATGCACGTTCAATGTCACTAAGTTCACACCCACCGAGATTGACATGCTGCAAGAGACAAGTTCCTCGTGAGGGCAGATAGACTTCCAAACATACATTCCCATAGATGCGTTTTCCATTGGAATCAATTTTAGTTTTGTTTAGCCAGATGTCGCCCTTTTTAATCCCCTGGAGAAGCGCCTGGCGTACAGCTTCAGGAGCCTCATCCCACCAGTATGGGTTAATATCCACACAACGCTTAACCCAAGGCAGATCACTACGAGAAGTGGTAATAAACTCCAGGATATCAGGATGATTAAGGTCCAGGTGAATAACCACCGCACCGTTTTTATAAACTCCACCACGTCGGAGCGTTTCATTTAAGACCGAATAGATTTTTGCAAACGAGACTGGGCCAGAAGCAACCAAGCCCTTGCCATTCTCAGCTCCCTTGGGTCGGAGTTTGGAAAGATGTACCGCCACTCCTGCTCCATTTCTGAGAGCGTGAGAAGCAAAGCGCCAAGATGCTTCGATGCCCTCTGGTCCTTCCATGCTGTCTTCAACAACAAAGACAGTACACGAAACGGGAAGGCGAGATTGTGGATCATCAATCCAAGATTGTACACGACCAGTGCGAGCGATCAGATCAGTAGACATATTAAACAAGGTCAATCAGGTTAGGAAGAAAGTAATTAGGTCCTTTGAGGATCTTACCATCCTCTCGGTAAATTGGTTCACCGTTGTCATCCAGCTTACTCATGTTGCTGGCATGTACTCGGTTGTGTGCTGAGCATATATCCCAATCAAAGGCAGAAGCCATTTGATGAATAACATACAGCAGATCAGTTAGCTCTTTGAGCATGTGCTCACGAGCACGTTTGTTGGTGATGTCTTTACAAACCTCTTGATACGCTTCGTTTAATTCAGCATACTCCTCAGCGATCAAAGTCTGTTGAAGAGTCAAAGAGGTAGGCGTCAAGCTCGTAGGCAGCTTGTACGCTTTGCGAAACTCGTTCGCGCTGTTTTCGTAGTTCGTCACGCTCGTTGGTTAGGTAGTGGATAGCTTTGTCAAGATCTTTGATTGGGTCATCCTTGTATCCTACTCGGCAGATGTACTTGATTGCACAGCCGAGGTGATAGTTCAGTCCTTGGTCTCGGATGAAATCCCAAACTTCAATAGATCCTCTGGTGTAATACTTGGGTGACTGCTGGGCCATTGTTTGACAAGGTTGGAAACGTTGTTGCACAGTGTAAAGCACTGACGCTGAAGCGCGAGGAATATTGTAATGATGTCTTCCTTGCTAGATTGTGGATCTCTCAAGGCATCTTCAATTCTCCTCATCTTGAACTGCTGTTCCATGGTCAGCTCCAGGACAGGAGGCGGGGGACCAAAGGATTGGTTGTCCGGTTTTGAAGTCATAGTTATCGGCTTGTAGAATTTTAGCAAGCCTAGCATTGAGAAGAGCATCATCGTCTGACAATCCTTTCTCTCGATAGGCTTGACACACAGCCTCCCACGGGAAGTCATGCTTGTCAATCAGATCAGCAGCACGCTTGACTCCAATCCCAGGACAGCCTGGGTAGCCATCGGTGGGATCACCCGCCAATGATTGTATCAGGTGCCAACGATCACCTTCCTCCTTATCAATCTCTTCTACTTCATCACTGAGGTTCCAAAGAATACCAGGGATCTGGCGCATGTCTTTGTCTGGACTGACAAGAATAGGCTGTTCATCCAGCTTGTGCGATGTAGCATCAATGCCAAGAGCATCGTCTGCTTCTAGACCATCACGAACAACAGTACTGAAGTTTTCTTTACACCAGTTTACCAAACGTTTATAGCCCAGGGGCTTACGTCGGTTACGATGACCCTTGTAATCGGGGTAGATTTTTTTCCTAAAATTATCAGGACTAGAGAAGTAGAGAACTACATCATCATCCATCATAGCGGTCGTGATCTTGCTTAGCTCACGCTCAAAGATCCGAAGAACGTTACTGAAACTGGACTGCGTAACGATTACGTCATTGCCAAAGTCAATGCCCTCTTCACATGCTTGAGAAGCTTTGTAAGCAAGATAGTCGGTGTCAATTAATAGCATTAGTGTACCTCGGCCCAATTCAATCCGATCTTAGCTTCGGCTGCGATTGGGACCCGTAGTTTGTAGTATTCACCAGCAGCGGTCGCTGAATGAATACAAGTGTCTGCAACCTGCTGGGCTACATCCGGTGGACAGCCAAGCGCCTGCTCATCGTGGACAAAAGCGTAGCGTTCATGCTCAATGCCCTGGAGACGGTCATGAGTAATAAGCAGCCAACGCTTTGCTAGAACCCCGGCTGATGACTGCAGCAAGAAGTTCAAAGACTTGTGCGGCGAGTTAACGAGGATATTGCGACCGTCGATAGCCCGAATACATCCTTGCTCCTTCGCCTTGCCCTTGACTGCATTGACGAGCTTTTCCAAGCCATCAATAGCATCCATGTACGCTTTGCGAATCTCAGCACCCTTCGCTTTAGCCTTAGCTGGAGAAAGCATTGGGTCATAAGATAAGCCAATTTTTTGATCGCCTGCTCCATAGAGAAACGCATAGGTTACAGTTTTCACAAGTTTGCGGCTGATGCCGATCTTGTCTGCGTTCTCCTGGTGAATGTCACCGTTGAGGAGAACGTGAGCATACCTGCCCTGATCATAGCGAGCTAGATAATGGGCAAATATGCGAAGCTCTATCCCTGAAAGATCGCTATCAACTAGCTTCCAACCAGGACGAGTAATAAATAGTTCTCGGCAATCAGCATCGCTGCTTACTTGCGCGAGATTGGGACGTGCATGAGCCATGCGATGCGTAGCAGCCCCAATAAAGCAGGAATGGTGAAGCCTGCCATTCTTGACCAACTTCAACCATGCATTGTTGCCTTGCGACAACATTCCGAGCTTCTTCTGTGTCTCAAGAATCTCCAGGAATAACAATGCTTCTTCCGTACCGATCTCTTTGAGAACGGTTTCATCAATGACAGCTTTACCTGTCTCAGTCATCTTGTTTGGTTTCCAGCCTTGGAAGGTTCTGAAGAACCAAGCAATGTGTTCACGGCTACTAGGATTGAACTCCTTCAGCCTTTGCATCTCTGCTCCAGCTACATAGCCTTGGGTCTTGTTATCCCGCTTTGGCGTGAACAGGTTACCAGGAACACACCAGCAAATGCGCTGAGCGGCCTCTCTAAGGCTCTCTACGCGGTTTAAAAGGGTGTTCTCTAGCTCTTGTGCCGCACGGACATCAAAGGGCCATCCTACGGCCTCCTGAGAGGACATCAGCTCCGCGATGCGGTGCTCTAAGAGGACGGCTTCAGGTATTTTTGGAAATGCTTCCATAGTTTAACGAGAACAGCAACGTCTTGGACACAATAATCTTGCATCTCCTGTGACCACTGACTCCAGTCGGTGTGTTTACCGAACTCACCCTTATGACACTTGAGGCGGTAGCCCCAAGCTTCTAGGCTGTGGGATCCGTACAACTTAGCTGGCATCATAGGCCATTTGCGGTTCAGATCCTTGTCAAGTAAGTCAGTGTGGAAGAATCTGCTTAAGATTAGCGTGTCGATTTGATGATGGTGGTCAAAAAACGGGAAATGCTTCTTGATCTGCGGTGTATCGTAGCCGATACCATTGTGAGCAACAATGAGGTCCGCCTCAGCAAGATAGTTGATCCCAGTAATAACAGGATAACAATCACCTCCTCGATCATTATACTGCAACACCTGACCTGTATCCAGATCTTGCGTAACAAGGCAGTGAATGATTGAAGAATCAAAGCCATCGGTTTCAATGTCATAAGCTAATCGACTCATGCCACCTCTCAACGTAATCATCAAACCCCTCTTTGCCACCACAGGGGCGGCTGTAGCGATCTTCAGGAGGCTCGGGGGGCTTACGCTCCTCCTGTTCTTCTTTAGATTGTGTCATTCCAGTGACGGATAACGCCAGCAACAATAAACAAATTAGTAACAAAGATCAGCCCGTTGAATAACAGGTTGTAAGAAAGAAGCCTAAGCCTCTTTCGATCCGTTCTTCCAGACATAAGTCTTGTCAACAAACTGCGCTTTGTCAATCATCTCTTGGGTAGGAGGGTTAGGACGCTCCAGGTATTCATACCAAGGATGGACAAATTCAGAAGTCTGTGTTGGGGTCGAAGTCTGCTTCGGGTTCAGTTTCATGGAATTTACAGGTGTCAAGGTCATAGTCCAGGTGGCAGGCAACGCCTACTTCTCCTGAGTAACGGTTTTTAAGCACTCTAACAGTTGTTCTACCCGCTGCTCGATCCGCTTGCTGGTCCCGTTCAAGTGCAATAACTCCATCTGACAGTTGAGCAATAGCTGCCGAACCTCGTAGCTGTCCGAGCGTGACTCGTGCTCCTTCTTCGTGGTTGGTGTCATTTGACGTGCGTCGTAGGTGGGAAACAAGGAATAGTGAAATGCCAGTGCGTTCAACCAATGACCTTAGCTTGGTCATGGTTGTGTCAATCATCCTACGCTCATCTCCGTCAAGCCCGCTGAGCAGGATTGAGAGGTGATCAAGGAATACACAACGCACCTCAAGCCCGGTGGCAAGGTACTCAATTCGGTTGTAGATGACATCAGGATCAAAAGACCCAAACCCATCAAAAAGATACAGGTTCCAATTAGCAAGAGTGTCTTGATAAGCTTGGGTGAGAGTAGATCGGTCATGTTCTCCAAGGTGAAAAGATTTACCACATGCAGCGGACATCAGTCCAAGTGCAGTACGTCGATTGGACTCTTCAAGAGCCACGTAGCCGACCCGTTCTCCTTTGTTAAGAAGGTGAGTTGCAAGTTCACGACAGAACGAGGATTTTCCGATACCAGATCCTGCAGTAATCGTAACAAGCTCTCCGTATCTGATCCCGTGCAGTTTGTCTTGTATTCCTTGAAACGGATAGTCATGAGCACATGGCGGTAGCGGTTCGCTTACTAAGTCTAGTAGGGTTTTTGCATCAACAATACCATCAGGTCGGTACGTTTTTGCATCCCAAACAGCACGGCGTATGGCTTCCGAGTCACTAGCTTGCAAGGCATCTGAAGCATCTTTGTACTTCTCCATCCTTGCAATC